ATCCATGTTCCTGGAATCTGAACCGGACTTGTCCTTTGTGTGGTCGTTCCGTTCCCAAGCTGTCCGAGTCCGTTATATCCCCAAGCCCATAAAGTATTATCTGACTTGATACCTAAGGAATGAGCACCTCCTCCGGATATTCCTATCCATGTTCCAGGAACCTGAACCGGACTTGGCTTGCATGTGGTTGTTTTGTCTCCAAGCCGACCATTTCCGTTATTTCCCCAAGCCCACAGAGTATTATCTGACTTGATGCCTAAGGAATGAGCACCTCCTCCGGATATACTTATCCAGGTTCCTGGTACCTGAACCGGACTTGTCCTTTGTGTGGTTGTTCCGTCCCCAAGCTGTCCGAATCCGTTCCATCCCCAAGAATATAATCCTTTAATACTTACCTGAATCTTAGCCATCTATTTTCCTTTCTTTTATTAAGCGATATAAAAATCAGCGGGCAAATGATACGTCGCCTTCAGCTCGTTATATAATATATCCAGTTCCTGAACCGCCTCATCGTATATCTGCTGACCATTCAAAATTACTCCTCCCGGCATTTGAACTCCCTGAAATTTCTTCATGTTCATTCCCCATTGTTTCTTAATCAAGCCTACCAGATACCTTTTCAGCCACCAATCGTTATATAAATCGCTTACATCATCTTCAATATACTTATATACCTCAAATATCACGGTATCTCCTACCGCAAGGTCGACTTCCCAAGATAGGTCCAGATATATCCTATTCAAATGACGCGAATGTCTTGTCGGTTTAACTCCGTACAGAACATCACTAATCATGTTCAAGTGAGTATGTAGCTCAACGAAATATCCCAAATTAAAATTAGTCAGGGTAGGAATCGCGTTTAGGAACACCTGATATCTCATATCAAACATATAATCCCCGATTGCTCTCTGGGACAAAGGAATCAGTTTAACCACTGATAATATCGATTCAGGAACATCAAAGTATCTATTGTCATAACTCCCCTTCGCTAAACCATCCAGAATCGCACTCTCTCCTGTAATCGAGCCTTCTATCGTTTCTCCTTCTTGGAATTCTCCGGTTATCTTAAATATCGATAGTCTTCCTGGTTCAACTTCCCGAACGACTGCGTCAGCTCCTGAAATAACTCCTCTTACTTGTTCGTTAATCTGAAAAGTTCCAGTTTCCCCGGATATAGTCGCAACCGAAGGAGTTACTTTAGTTGCTAGATATGTTAATTCAGACGCATCGTAATGAAATTCCCTCCAGACTTGTAATGCCATGTCTAAGGCATCTTCACACTGATAAGGGTCGACGTTTACTCTGGATACCGGTTCCCCGAGCTGTCTCAGAGCAAAATCGATTATTTCTTCCCGGCTTGTGGGTCTTGAAGTATTGGTATTTAGCATATGGAATTCCGTATCAACTGAATTTATGTGTCAATCTTGAGCTTTCTATACTTCTCATCTTTGGCATCATTCTTACCGCTATGGAACCAAGCAACTTCTTACGTTGGGATAATCTCTGCTCAACCATTGCTCGTTCTTGTGGAGACAAGGATTCCTTTGACCTCCCTCCTGCAAACCTTTTATACATGATACGGCGGGCCGCTAACATAGCACGCCTGGCCAAGGTATTTTGGTTTGACATTCTGGCTAATTTTGTTCTTCTGGCCAGCTTAAGTCTATACTGATTACGTTTCATTATCAGACCTCGTCGCATTCTCTGACTCTGGTTCAGGGCCTCTTCTATTTCTTGCTCTTGGTCCTGTGATTCGTTATCCGATAGGTCATCCGATAGGTCATCTTCAGAAGGAGGGTCAATTACTAGGTCTTCAGGAGGATACATATCAAATATATCTTCCCATTTGAGGGAATCTATGATATCCGAAAGCTCTTTTTCATCGAGTTCCGGAACGTTTTCTTCTTGTTGGTATTCTGAGAAAGAAATCATGTCTTTATAATATAAGATGTCATTCCTATTTATAAAGACATGAGGGGACTAAAAGGTTTTCAATCTGCTCTCGAACATTTCATCATCAAATACAGAACAGTATTCATCCAGAAAGGTTTTTCTTAACTGGACCCAGTGTCTCAACTGGCCCGAACAAAAATCTCCGTTCCTCATCACATGACTGATTCCGAGCTGTTCCGGGAGTCCTTGGGAAAGGTGATAGTTTTTCATGGGCGTGGCCTGGTGACAATATGGACTGAAATGAGTCGGCTCGCCATCCTGTCGTAGCATCGACATTACCTTTCTTACCTTCTCCGGAGAATCATCCAGTTTACGGTATGATACCTGTGCCGAACATGCTACCGATATATCCTGCGCTTCTTTCAGACTCAAAGGCGTCTCATATCCTTTATCTCCTATCCGGAAATATTCCAGAATTCCGTCTTCGTTCCGCTTAGTATTAACATACGGCAAATGCCATTCTCCTTCTTTCAGTATCTCCGGTTCCGAATTTCGGATAGAATTATACATCTTTACTGCTAATTCCCGGATATGGGGTTCAGCACTTTCGTGGATCCTCTGATTAAAGAGATTACTCAGATTGGTTGCGGTAAGGACCACTCGAATATACGAGAAATTCTCTATCCACCGATTGCATATCTGCTTATGATAACCGGCTACGTCCATTGCATACGCGCGAGTGAACATATTGTACATAGCAGACCTGTAAAAGTCTTCTCTTGAATGATACGTAATTTCTTCTGGCTTGTTAATATCATTTAACCAAGGAACCAAGGCATCATTCTCCTCGTACGCCTGCATTCCTGCCTGTTTCTTCCCCCAATGAATAGGATAGAAAGGATTCTTCTCTATTTCTTCTATATACTTCTTTACCGGGACTGCCCGAGAAGATTGAGAGTTGAAGATTACTTCTCCTCGGTGCGTATGCAATTCTGCCAGAATAATTCTAGGCAATTCTAACTCAAAACCGTAAATTTCTTGATTTGAATAAGCTGATTTCGAGTGCTTAATCAAGTTTGCTTCAATAGGCATCTATCACCTCCAAGTGTTGAATAACATGCGTGCCTTTATACCCTGAAAAGTACGGGAATCGATATTCCATCTAACATCGATTCCCGACAGTATCATTTCGTTGATATCCTTCTCAACTATCCCATTTTCCCATAATACAACCGGATATCCAAGTTCAATCGTCTTTTTTACCAGATTCCGAATCTCTTTATTATGAGGCTCGTTATCAAACACATAGACGAATCCGGGGTCATTGAGCATATGTAAAGACGAATTCCCCATTGCAACGGAGTTCGGAATGAACAGGGAATCAAACTGGCCTTCTACTACATAACGAGGCTTTGATTTATCTATTCCTCGATGAAATACCATCAACGAATCAGAATATTCCTGATGTCTTAGCGTAAGATATCGGAAGTTATTGGTACCATCAAGTATTCTGGTGGAAGCTCCTCCTATCTTTCCGGTTTCCCAGTCCATGAACGGGAATATGACTCCTTTATTGCTCCTTATCTTTCCTTCCTTTTCTGGAAAGACATCATTCAATAAAGAAGTATCTTCTATATACCGAAGATATTTATACTCAGACTTTGGAATGCGACGTCCGTTCAGATACTTTACCGCAACATGGCCAGATTCCAGCCTATCTATACTCGGTAACTCAGAAAGGAATCCCGCTATCTTTGAATCAGGTCTCTTCTTTGGTCTCTTTACTTCAGGAATCTCATCATGTCTTGGACGAAACCCGATATCAAACAGATACTTCCGATATAATGAGATATCAATTTCCTTCAGAACCTTTCCGAACGGAAGGGATACTCCACAGTTATGGCACTTATAGATTAATCCGTCTCTTCCTGTATTAGGATAAAGATATCCTCTTGTTTTCTTTTGGTCCTTCTTTGAATCTCCGCAGAATATGCAACGAAAATTATAGGTATTCTCCGCAATTCTACGGAACAGAGGGAATCGACCCGATACCTGATTTAGGTATTCGGTTGCTTTGGACAAACTCATGTTACTGCTCGGCAAATAGCCATTCTATCACATGGTCAAGTTCTGGCTCTTTCCCATGAGTATTGAATATATCTAGGCTATCGAATAACAGGTCATCATAGAATACAGTGCGTAGGTCATGCTCAGATGGTTCAATCTTCTTTCCTCCTTTCTCGCCATGGATTCTTACTATCAGATACGAATCCAAGTCGATACATTCTTCCTCAATCACATTTAACTCTTCTCTGAATCCGAGGTCAGATACAATGATTACTTGCTCAAACGAATCCTGAATTTCAGATAACAACTTGTTAACAAAGAAATCCTTTCCGCCAACTGGCTTAATCACGTTTTCGCAGACGTGTCTCATGGCATGACGTAACGATATTCCCCCAAGCAAATAAGAGGGCCTATTCTTATCAAGAAGTAGTTCATCTAGATGGGATTGGTTCAGGCTATAAAATCTCCGGACAATTTCAAGAGCAGGCGCAGACAGGCTAATCTTCTTTACGCTCTTTCCTTTCATCTTAATCTGATCTACCAATAAATTCCCGACATAGTCTTTTCCGGACCTGGAATATCCGTTAAGTAAAATGACTTTTTGTGACATAATCACTCTCCTCTAATTTTCTTTAGTGCTTCGTTTGCGTTGCCCGAGAACACGACCGTGTTTCCAGTATTGATAACTGTTTGACCAGAAGTCGGTTCAGGTTTCTTTTCTTTCTGCTGAATAGATATCAACTTACTCAACAGAGACGATTGTACCTTAATTGATTCCAGGGCAACAGCTAAATCTTTCGATTCTTGAGTTCCTTTAGCTATACGAACCGCAAACTCACTAAAGTCAGATGTTTCGTTAATCAATTCTTTAAGCCTTGACTTAGCAAACAGAATATCTTCGTCTATCGTGGTATCCTGGTTCGGATTGGTCAGTGAAGTTGAGGATGTCTGGTTTACTGGAACTATTTCACCGGTAGTAGTATCAACCTCGAATATCTCATCAAGTTGAGAGAAACCTTTTGGGTCATTCTTCATCAACAAACTCCTTGAAAACTGGAATTCCGGTCATGTCTTCACGATGAAATCTTGCACACAAATCCCGCATATCTTCTTTCGATTCTTCCGAATCAAGTCCTACATATAGGCTGCCTGCCATCGTCGCCAGAATCGCTTTCTGAAGACTCGTGACCCTATTCCTGAAGGCAGGATGATACCTATCCGATATGGTCTGATTATACCCGTAATATGATTCTGCTATCTGACGCGATAACATATGCTCAAGGTTAATCGGATTAGAAAGCATATCACGAACAAATGAAATTACTATCTTTTCTTTTGGAGACATGTTCACTCCAGAAGGTAGGTTATCTCGTACACGTTTCCGCAGGAGGTACATTTTATGGTTATTTCCTCGTCAAGCTGGCCAATTATCGATTGCCCATCAGTCTTTCCACATGATGAGCATTGGCAATCGATTTTACTCAGAAGTTCTTTTCTGGCTTTAATTTGACGAGGATTGAAGTTACGGTTGAAGTTCATGGTCAGGTCCAAAGGTGTCTAAAATATCTCCCGAATAGTAGGAGTCCGTTTTTGATTCGTGTTTCGTTTTCAAGATAGGCTTCTTTATCCCAGTCGTAATCCTTTACTCGGACTATTTTACTCCCGTCCTTGTCTTCTATACGTTCAAAATCGATTTCCGGAAAGGTCTTAAAATATTTAGAATCGTAATCGGGGTCAACGATACAGGAGAAAGAATAAATCATTTCATCCATGACCCATTCGTATTTTCGTTTCCATGCTTCTCCGTTCTCTCCGAATCCGCGCATTTCTTCTGGAACATCACAATCATCCGGAACAAAGAATGAATAGGGATTGTCCTTAAGGCTTAACAGAATCGGATGAATTATCAAGGCCAAATCGCTACAGGCATCCCAGGTATCGTGTTCATCTATCTTGACGTACTGGATACGAGGAATTTTTTCCAGAATCCATTCGACAGGGGGAATACTTCGGATGAAATAGGGTATATTATAAATCCAGTTGTTGTATTTTCCAAGCCAGACTTTCATTTTACGATGCTCCTTAACTGTCCGTTCATACCAAAATTCCCTTCGGTTTATGGATAGTCGGGGTCGTCGGAGTCGTTTGTTCAACTCTGGACTCGTTAAAGATATCGTTCATAATGTACATCCAAAGAACAAAACAGATAGTTGATAATAGTAGGTTCAGGTAAGTCGCTACTTGTCTTCCTTGACTCCAGTATTTATCATAGATATATACTGCGTAACGCAGATAAGCTACTGATATTGCTACTAAAATCAAGGTTTCGATTCCCCAATGTAAGTTCATCTAATTGCGCCTATAAAATTATGTCTAGTAAATGTGCTATTCCCATGATAATGGAAGTAGTCACGCCTCCTACTGTACTCAGATACGAATCGATATACGCTCCCACTCCTTCTGTCGGTATTATAGGTAAATAAACTATCGCCAGAAGGATCAGGCTCCACAAAATTCCTTTCCAGAAAAACGCATAAGCTTTAACGTGAGGTTTCTTCATGTGCTCCTTCATCAGCTTTCGTTCTTTCTTGGTAAGCGGCCTTTCCTCTGAGATATCGAAAGGGTCATATCCGTACATATACTTCAGTTTCAGAAGATAAGCATTTGCCTTTGCCGGGTCTTCTGCCGCAAGTCTTGCATGTTCGGTTCTGAAGTAGGTATCGCGTAAGGTCTTTTCCATTTTGTCTTCTCCTCATCAACATGAACACCATTCTATACACTTCAGAACCGTTCGTCAAGCTTTAATATTTCTTCTGATACAGATATTTCACTAGGTCAAGAACGCACACGCCTTTTTCTGTTGACGTGAATCCGTACGAACCGTCGGCAAGCTTCCTCTTGAATGAGGCTAGGTCTGTAGTAATAAATTTTCCCGCTGAAGTTGGAGCAAAGTATAACTCAGAAAGAATTTCTTCGTATCTGGCCAAGGTAAGCGAATCATTAATTGTCGTAATAATTTCCGTCTCGGGTCCCGTCTCAGGAGTTTTTTGTCCCGGTTCGGGACTTTTAACTTCTTCTTCCTCTTCGTCGATATCCATGTTCCATAAAGCTTTCAGGACATTTTTCTTTTTGATATTCGGGAACAGAGCTTTCAAAGAATGATTCCGGATAGCAATCAGGGCTTCTGCTTCAGTCGGATACAGACGCTCAAGAACATCAATGAACAACTGTTCACGTTTCATGGGAGACATATTGTTTTCTTCCAGGAAATATCCAAAGTTACGATATTCTACTTCTAGATAGGAATGCTCTATCCCCAGCGGCTTATCAAATTTCCGATAAGGAGGGTCACCTTCAGGAAGAAGGAAATTAATTTCAGGATTGTAATTAATCTTTAACAGTCCAGCAAATGCCGGGGTTCTATACTGTTGTAGCAGATTAATTTGTTCTTCGTCGTTTCTGGCATTATTGATTCTGCTCAGTTTTTCTGTGATTAAATAGTTCATAACACCTTGATTAATAAAGTATATTTGTTAATTAAAGATTTTGTCGGAACTTCTTTCCCTACCATTTCCGAGAAAAGATTAATCGTCTCGGTCATGTTTGAACATGCCTTCAAAGCCCCGATTGCATCTAACGGATTTTTCATCTTCTTCGAAAGTATCTTATCGTTGAAGTTGATTATGGACGAGCCTTTTACCATCAATCCACTCACATCGATACTCTTGTATACCGACACCGTTTTAGTCTGGTGGTTCAGAGTGACGAGACATTTTGCGCCCACGATATGAACAGGATGAATACTTTCAATCCCGACTAAATCCATCTTATCGCAGTAGTTTAACTTCTGAACTGCTTTCAGAGGGTCAATTTTACGTTTCTTTGTTATTTTCCTTTTGATTACCTCCTTTTCAAGTATCGAGAGCATCGACATCAGTTTCTGTCCTTTTCTGGTTCCGATGTTTTCATATTCTTCCTGAGAATAATCCACGTCATAACACGATACTCCTCGTTTAATCTCAGGAATAGCATATACCGGAACGTTATTCAGATTCAGTTCCACATTGATATCAAATTCCTTTCCGTTCTGTAGAAACTGGTCAACCAAATGGTCTATCTTATCCAGAAAGAACGTCGGATCGTATTTAGTAGGTTCCTTTCTTGTCGGCCTATCATCTTCGTCAGAACCTGATGATTTATAATCCTTCAAGGAAAGGACATACGAATCAAGTTTCTTTCTGACCTGTTCGTCCTGATAACCTCGTTCAATGATTCTGGATAGGAAGCCATACGACGGAACAAGGTTCGTCTTTCCGATTCCTGATACGATGGAATGTAACTCAGAATGATTCTTATCACAATAGATAAGCAACCAGTCCTTTGCGTCGTCCTTTGTCGCTACTTCATGATACTGATTCAAAATTTGAACCAAAGACTGATTAAGGTCTGGCTCAGGTATCTTTTTCTTACTCATTATCCGTCTCCTTCAAAGTTTTGACGTGTGATGCATGTACTCGACAGTTGATTATACCGTTATAGCTATTTTCGTCAAGCAACACCCCACGCTCAAACTGAATCTTTGCTTCTATATAGTTTGATTCTCCTTTGCTCCTGCACAGAACAAGTATTTCTCGAGAAAATGATTCCTTTCCAAGTTCTTTAATATCGTTCAGCAGTTGAGCGCTAGATCCGTAGTAATCCTTATAATCAGAAAGGACCATCCTTTTCCTTCGTTTGCCATCTTTTTGGTAAAACTTGGGGGCAAAGAAATTTTTCCTGCCAATATAGTACTTGCCGTCGCTTCCGGTTATTTGGTAAACGAATGCCTTATAATCTTGTATATCATCATCAGTGAATACGCGCCCGTGATATATCCAGGGGTTAATTATGTTTTCCTCCTGTATCCGATTTTATCAAGAGTCTGTTCCAGCTCATCCCAGCAGTTAGTCCAGTCCCCGTGATTCTTCTGTCGAATGATGTGGGTATGACTTCCGTACCATTTATATTTCGGGTCATCAGATGCCCAGACGAAATAAGATACTTTTGGAACTATGACTATCGTCTGGATGCCCATTGATGCAGCAAGGTGAGCTACTCCAGAACATGAGCTAACGACTACATCGACTCCTTTGATTACATTAGCGGTCGATTTCCAGTCTGTGATGATATTCTTTGCAGGGAGACAACCTTCACCAAACTCTCCGTCGTCATCAAGTTGAAGATTAATGACATTTGCTCTTTCTTTACATATCCGAACCAGATTATCAGGAGGAAATTTGCGGAAGGTCTGATGGTCGTATAGCTTATTCCCCCATAGCTTCATTGCAATCAGAGGTATTCCTGATTCGTATCGAAGTACGCTTAAAGGATACTCAATCATTGCTTCTGAACCAACTTTAACGTAAACGTCTTTAGTAACAGGACTGTCCAATTGCATGATATACGGAGCTTGAAAGCCCGGCAGGTATGCATCGTATTCTATATGAGAAATAGCTCCGTGTGGAACAACCGAGAACCGATGAAGGTCAAGGTCAAGTGAATACATTGCATCATAGAACAGCCGAACCATTTCTGGCTGACATGCAATAATCAAATCGTCACAGAACTTAGACGCCTGCATGACAAACCGGAAGAAGATAATGCCATCCCCGGCCCCGCCCTCCAGAATGAACAGAAGTTTATTTACCTTGGTCTGACCATCCCATTTGTTTCTTCTATCAAGTACTCCAGAATCAACATAGGATTTCTCGTTTCCCCAGACGTTTAAGTCTACGCCTGCTTGTAACGATTCAAATCCTTCTTTAAACTTACCGGCACTAAGATAATACCATCCCAGGTTAAACTTTGCTTTTTCGTTTCCGACTTCCGCCAGGTCTTTGAATATATCCGCAGCTTCATCTTCCATGTCATTGTAACCCAAGTATAAAGCATAGTCGATTAACAGTTCTGGGTCAGGTTCTTCTTTAGAATCAACTGTACTGATTATATCCAAGGCACGTTTTGCATCCCCGCAATGAAACCAAAGCTTGGCCCAATTCGGCTTAACCTCGTCTGGTACCACTTCCATCGATTCAAATATAGAAAGGGCTTCTTCGTATCTCTTCTCTTCAAAGAGTTTCCCAGCTTTTTCATTCAGCATTCCTATTTCCATGCGTTCGCTTCCTCCAGCTCTTTTCCAATCTTCTTGGCTAAAATAACATCTTCAGGTACTGATGATTTCCGGTCTTCCGCCAATGCATCAGCGATGATGGCGTGAAACGGGTGGCAGGTATGTTTTCGGTTATCGACCAAGTACAGAATCTTTGCTGATAACTTAGCATATTTAGTAAAGTTGCCAGAGTCTTTGCAGCCGGTAAGATATGGGTCAGCCTCAAATAAGGCAGAATTGATGATGTTGAAGTTCTTTAAATTAAACATGGACGTAAATACCTGTGTAAACGTTATTATCGGGATATCCTGACTGCGTGGTCTTGCGTATGTAATTCTCCGAATAGAGGCCACCAATCTTTTTATAGTCGCAAGAAATCATCAAGTCATCCAGTCCTTTCTCGGTCCAATGATGAATGTGCTCTACTGGCTTACGGTGTTTCCAGTTCGCGAACATTATTAAATTATTTATCCATTCACGATGAAACAAAGGAATCGTGATGACAAAAGCCTTGGGTCGAATATCAAGAATGAACTTACACGGATTCGGAATATGTTCAAGAACATCGAACATCGTGACGATATCGTTATCCTTTGTCGGCATGTTCTCGAAGATAACTACTTCATGAATTAATGAACGTCTTCCACGATACGGGTCAGCCCCGTGCTGGTTAGATAAGTCGTATCCTCGAAGCAACAAACCATTTTTACGATTACGGGACATGTAATCAAGGAAAGCACCATTCCCATAGCCATAATCAAGAAGTGTTCGTCCCTTGTCCATTCCCGGTATCATCTTAATGAAATTCGATCGAATTTCATTAAGCCTTTCAGTTTTGTCAGAATCGTGGTGAGTATTAAACTGGATATAATCCGAGTTATATATTTCTTGGTTTAACTTTCCTGCGAACGTGACGTGTTCTTGGTCTTCGGAGACCGTGTAAGGATTTTCCGTACCGTCGTCTTCCACGATACGGAATGCGTTTAGCTTGATTTGCATTAAAAACTCCAGGTTAAGATGCTACGACCTGAATAGTACTCCCGTTTATCAAATCAGACAAGTAATTTTCTACAGAATCATCCATTTCTATAATCTGGTTCCGTTGTGCCTCGATATTCAAATCTTCCCGTATAGGTAAGACGTTGAATCTTATATCAAATTGGCTGGAAGGATAGCCTATCGGATTCAAGGATAGAATGCTTACCTTTCCGGATACATAATCAATGGTTCCGATAGACGTAAGGAATATATCTGAGTCATTATATAAACCCACGTTTCCTTCTTCATCGTCCCGGATATGTAACAGGGTCGATGTTCCGTTCCAGTTTCCGTAGTACTTGGTTGACTTTAAGGAACCCGGAGTCAGTTTGTTATTGAATCGGATAGCGCCTCCGTCAAGATAAGAATTGTTCACGTTAAACGCTGGCACGATTCGTTTCTGAAGGGATATATTCAGCAACACGTTCTTAATCGAGTAATGTGCATTGTTCATTCTTTCTATCAGTCTGGAATACTGAAACTTACGTTTAAACTGTTGCAGTTCTTCCGAGAAGTATTTTACCATTTCCTGACGAACAAAGGTTCCGATTGATGCAACGTCAACAGATGTAATATTCTTGTCGTATTCGACCACGGTAGAACTGGTAATATAGATATAGTCAGGGTCTTTGAATTCAGGAATAATAGTCATCATCTGTTTGTCTTTCAGAATCAAGGATGCTATATTCGATTTTGTTACGCTATCTATCGAACCGCCTTTAAACGGCTTTAATGAAATAAACACTTTGCCGTACACCGGGGGAACGTTATTCTCTCCGCCCCAGACACTGACTGATTCTATGTTCGGATATGATTGGCGCACCAGGGTATCATAGTCAGTTTCATTGATTGCTCGATTAGCAGAAGCAAAATACTTTGGTGCATTATACCGGATTGAGTCAACGCCTTCCTTTGCGCCTCCCCCTGTGCTGTTTGATATCGTGGTAACCGATACGTTAGTGCTGTTTGATATCGATGAACCAATCTGGAATACTTGAGGGACCAAGCCGGATATATTTGGAACTTCTCCTGAAGTCGTCATCACTTCTATTCGGATGATATTTCCTCGGGAAAGCTTTCTTCCGATATTTCCGTCTCCGAAATAGAAATAATATCTTCCTGTCGTTCCTTCTTCAATGAAATAGACCGGGTCTTCGTCTGTTAGGCCCACCAATTCCTTTGCGGGCCTGAAATGTTCTTGTTCCTGTGCGTTTGGATTATCCTGTACCCAGACGTTCAGGGTCGATATATCAACGTCATCAAAAGGAATCTCGTATTTCTCCTCGGTTCCGGGATTAATGACAACAAACTGGTGCTGCTTAATCGAACCTTCCTTAATCAGAACATCTTCAAAGATATATCTTCCGTTCCGGGGTTCAATGGTCGCGGCTTCAGGATTAAAGAATGTGTACTGGGTTCCTGATATCGTGGTGGAGAAAGGGGTGTTCTTGGCGATAGAAAGGAATAGGGGTTCTCCTTCAGGCTCAAATACTTCTATCCTGACATGTGCAACTGCGCCCATAGAAGAACGAGGAGTATAACCAAGGTGTTTTGCGATAGAAACAATCGATGAACGCTTTACCGCCGAATCAAGAAACTTCTCGTTCAGGAGCATGTTTGCCAGATAGGCGTTCTGATTAGTGTTATATGACATAAGGTCAATCAACACCGATAACGCACTTCCCTCAAATTCATAATCGGAAAATTCCTGTTGACTCTTAAGATATTCTATCAGGGAATTCTTGATATCGTCGAAATCAAGCGAAACGAGATTAATCTGATTCGTCGGCATAGTGGTTTTTTTATAAATAGTGATATATAACCTATTTATTTAAACCATGGCTATACCCAAAATAATCACCAAGAACCTGATTCCTACCCGTCAAATGTTTGATAGGGCTATGGACTGGTTCGATGATAAACTTGAGAAGTTATCCATGGCAAAGTTGAAATGGCAGGTAGGCCATTCCACCCATTCTGCTCCGTTACCTGGAACCATGATGTTCTTTTCGTATCCCCGAGCAAAACACGCAAAGACTTTACCGTACTGGGATACCTTTCCAATCGTTCTCCCGTTTAACGTAAAAGGAGACAGGTTCTGGGGCTTGAATCTTCATTATCTGCCTTTGTCAGGTCGGATAATGTTACTGTCTGAACTACAACCATTGGTTCAGGATTCCCGGTTATCTGGTCAAAGAAGGATGCAGCTGTCTTGGAACCTGTTACAGAAATATGCTTCCCATGCAGCTATTCAGAAAACAGTTCATTGTTACCTGTTAACCGGTAATCATATCGGGTCCTCTTTCATGATGATTGACAGTGATGAATGGGCGAATGCTGCCTTGTTGCCGCGTGAAAGATTCGTTTCCGAACGTGGTGGAGAGAAACGTCGTAAAGTAGACCCCCGTAAGGAAGTCTGGTAATGGCTTTCTCGGTCATGGATTTTCGTGGAAAGATGGCGGCGCATTCTCTGGCCAGGTCTAATCGTTTTGAAGTGATTATAGTTCCTCCTACCCCGTTATCAGGATATGGTCGGGAAGTATCTATAATGGCTGAGTCAGTTACCATGCCGGGAATGTCTATTACATCGAAACCGTTTAAAACCTGGGGACCAAATCATCAGCTCCCGGTAGGTTCAGATTACGGAGGGGACGGAATAAACATCAACTTCTATATCGATGGAAGAATGGAACTTAAACGGTTCTTTGATACCTGGATGGAAATGACAGTAACCGGAAACGACTACCTGGTTAAATATCAACAGGAGTATTCGACTTCTATCTACATATACCACTTAAACGAAATAGAAGTACCGACGTACGCAATAGAACTAATTGATGCGTTTCCAAAGAGTATGGCTCCGATTCATTTTGATAGTAACGCAACAAATCAGTTTGTCCGATTAAACACTACTATAGCTTTCCGCCGCTGGAAAGAACACCGTTAATGCTACCTACTATATCAACCCCGACATATTCAGAAGTCTTGCCTTCTGGGTTAAAAGTTAAGTTCCGGCCTTTCTTGGTGAAAGAAAATAAGATACTTCTCACGCTAAAGGATGCGGAACTGCCCGAGTTATCCACCACGATTAAAGAACTGGTGGACATGTGTACGTTTGAGAAACTCGACGTCGATAATATGGCACATTTTGACGTTGCTTATCTGTTCCTGAAGATTCGTTCCAAGTCAATAGGAGAAACAGTTCAGGCCAGAATCACTTGTTCGTGTGGAGAAAAGATAGATACCGAATATAACATCGAAGACCTGAAGGTAAGGAAGGTCGAAGGCCACTCGAATAAAATCATGCTCGATTCTGATACCGGAATAGTAATGAAATATCCGAGTCTGGGAGTCGCTATCGAATTAATAAACGAACCGGATAAAAACATAGCTCCTGAATGTATCGAGTATATCGTGAACGGAGACGAACTGATTCGTCCAGAAGACGTAAGTAAGCAAGAGTTGATCGACTGGATTGATAATCTGAGTGTAGAACAGTATGCGATGATAGAGAATTTCTTTGTTCAGTCCCCGACAATCGTTCAGGAAATAGACGTGGAATGCGGAGCATGTGGGAACGAGATTCATACCGAGATAACGTCCTTATACAATTTTTTTTTCTGAGTATTAATACCGATAGTCTGGAAGAATACTATCGGCTGAATTTTGTTCTGATGAATGACCATGGATATTCTTTAAGTGAGCTTGAGAACATGATTCCGTGGGAAAGACAAGTGTATACGAATTTACTGATTGAATCCCTCAAGAAAAAGAAAGAGGATATGATGTTCAAGAAGGAAGCAGAAAAATTCCGATGAATCCGATAACTATAATAAAAACAAGGATTTGGTAAGATGAAACTTGCAAGAAGAGTTCCGGGAGCATGGCGAACCAAGATGGGACATACCTACATGATAATCTGCGTATTTGATTTTATCGTATTCCCGATACTCTGGTCAGCTATACAGGTTTATAAAGGTGGGGTAGTAACGAATGCGTGGACCCCGATAACATTACAGGGCGGAGCCTTGTTTCATATCTCCATGGGAACCATCATGGGCGTCTCTGCGCACGCGAAAATGCGTGAGAAGATTTATGATCATGACCATCAAGAAGTAGAACCCGAGCCAGAACCAGAACCCAAAGCAAGAAGATACTATCCACATGCCATCAAGAGATAATTCAGAAATACGGAAATCGATTGCCGGCGACGCCCTTTCTATTGACTCAAAGGCAAGGGAAGGTGATTCTTCGACCATCGAAATAATCCGGTCTGATTTAGAATCGTATATCAATTCCATTAATGAGATATACGAAGGCCGAGCAAAAACTATCGGGACCAAGGAAACTACCCAAGCCGGAAAGGATAATAAGCTACAGAAGACGATAGACGTCTTGGTCGAGATTAATAAGAAACAGCTATCGGCCTTAGAAGATATCGTCAGTACGATAAAGAGACCAAAGGAAAAAATAGAAGACCTGAAAGAGGTTGAGGCTAAATCTGTCACTGACCAGCTTGATAGGTTAGATGAACAGGAACGAGAAAGAGAGAACGCGAGACCAGGATTCATCGAAAGGATGATTGATAGGGTGACAGATATCGGAACTTCCCCGAGAGAACGAAGAAGGAGAAGTGGGAATCGTTATGATAAGAATGGACGGAGGCGGATGATCGCCGGAAATGCTTTAAAGGGTCTGGGAAAGATGGGAATCGCGGGAGGAGTGGCTTACCAAGGATATAATATGATATCAAAGGATCGAGACCTTGATGATAGCATTAAAGAGATTAATATAATGGTCGAGAACGGAGATATTAGCGAGGAAGAAGGAAGCCATCTTATAGAACAAATCACATCAGATACTCGACAGGAACAGAAGAAAGGTATATTTGAAGCAGGAGGAGGGTTAGCCGGAGGATTAGCGGGAGCGAAACTTCTAGGGGGTATAGGTTCATTACTGGGACCAGTTGGTGCCGGAGTTGGTTCTTTAGCCGGTATGGTTATCGGCTCGGTAGGAGGTTCATTACTTGGCGGAAATCTTTTTGATAGCACTAATCAGATTGATCCCAAAGAAGATAAAGGAATGATTGATAACATGATATCAAACGTGAAAGAGTCCATGTCCGACTTCATCGAATCAGATAAGGTCAAATCATTCACGAAGGAAGCACTTGATTCCATAGACGAGTTTGTCACATCCACCGCACCAAAGGCAATAACCGGAACGATTAATTCTATCAAGGAAATTACATCATCCACGGTCCCGAATGACCAGAAGAATGTGAAGATGATTGATTATCTGAAAAGGGAGAACGATAAAATTGCGGCAGAAAATAGTTCTGGCGTAGAAGGAAATATGATTAACGTTTCTTCCGTGAATAATATCAATACAGGAGGGAGGACATCTGAGATTCAACCTCCTAGAAGAGACAGTCTGTCTTCTTTAGACCGATATTTTGATAAGGTTAATTCGCTTATTTGACGCGGAAGACAACAAAATTAACGTAAAAGACAAGGAAAATAGATGGCTAAGATTCAGGTAAGTGTTAAAGGATTATATTCTTGGGGAAGTAACACAAATGGACAGCTTGGAGACGGAACGACCACACAAAAGTCAAGTCCGGTTCAGATACCAGGAACCTGGATAAGTATATCTGGAGGATCTTCTCATTCCTTAGGTATCAAATCAGATAATACTCTGTGGGCGTGGGGATATAACTCAACTGGACAGATTGGGGACGGAACAACCACACAAAGGACAAGTCCGGTTCAGGTACCAGGAACCTGGATAAGTATATCCGGAGGAGGTGACTATTCCTTAGGTATCAAATCAGATAATACTTTATGGGCTTGGGGAGGTAACGGACTCGGACAGCTTGGGGACGGGACAACCACATGCAAGCCAAGTCCGGTTCAGGTTCCTGGAACATGGATAGGAATATCCGGAGGAGCTAACCATTCCTTAGGCATCAAGTCAGATAATACTTTATGGGCTTGGGGATATAACGGACTCGGACAGCTTGGGGACGGGACAACCACACAAAAGTTAAGTCCGGTTCAGATACCAGGAACCTGGATATGCTTATCCGGAGGAGCTTCTCATTCCTTAGGTATCAAATCAGATTGTACTTTATGGGCTTGGGGCGGTAACGGAAATGGCCAACTCGGGGACGGAACAACCACACGAAGGTCAAGTCCGGTTCAGGTACCAGGAACATGGATAAGTATATCCGGAGGAGGTTCTCATTCCTTAGGCATCAAATCAGATAATACTCTGTGGGCTTGGGGAAATAACGGAAATGGACGGCTTGGAGACGGAACAACCACAGATAGGTCAAGTCCGGTTCAGATACCAGGAACATGGATAGGCTTATCCGTAGGGAGTATCCATTCCTTAGGCATCAAATCAGATAATACTTTATGGGCTTGGGGAAATAACGCAAATGGACAGATTGGGGACGGAACAACCACACTCCGGAGAAGTCCGGTTCAGATACCAGGAAACTGGATATGCTTATCCGGAGGAGGTGCTCATTCCCTAGCTCTCTTCTCTTTCGAGAAAGAATATAACAAGAACGATAACGCAGGAATTTGGTCCCTGAACGATGTCTATAGCAAAGTTCTTCAAGATAAATGGTCAGATTTCATTCCCACCATCGATGATGTAGATGAGTGAATTACTCCGCCATTTAGGTCGGAGCTTCTAGCTTCATTGGCAACTGAACAAATACTGGATTTTATTCCAGCCTTGTTTCTAACATTGCCTCGACTAGCAGTACCGGCGATTCCCGCCGCTATTATTCTTTGCGCTTCAAGCGCTATGTTCTTTGCTGCATTTATGTCTCTATCGTGTTCCGCCCCACATTCGGTACATTTCCAGTTTCGGATATTTAGAGGTAGAGACTTGACAACATGACCACAGTGAGAACAGGCTTTTGTTGAAGGGAAAAAACGATTGACTTCCACGTAACCTTTCCCTGCACGTTCGGCCTTGTATTTAAGCATGGTGGTGAACATCCCCCATCCTGCGTCACTAATTGATTTTGCAAGACAGTGATTTTTTACCATGCCTTTCACATTTAAATCTTCAACAGCGATGACTTGGTTCTCGTCAACCAGCCGTTTAGATAATTTATTCAAATAGTCTTTTCTTGCATTGGCAACTTTTTCATGTGCCTTTGCCACCAGAATCCTGGCTTTATTGCGTGAATTACTCCCCTTCTCCTTTCGAGATAACTTCTGTTGCTTCCGTTTGAGATTCTTCCGCGCCTTGGCTACATGCTTCGGATTGTCGAACTTAGAGCCATCGCCAGTAATCGCAAGGTGCGTCAATCCCATATCAACACCCAACACCTTGCTCCCAAAGGGAATAGTGGGAGCATCCATCCCGTTTTCAGTCAAAATGGACGCAAAGTATTTACCTGTTGGCGTTTTGCTGATAGTAACTGTTTTAATTACACCAATTATCTCACGATGAACAACAGCTTTAACATGACCAATCTTTGGCAGAAACAACTTTCTACCTTCCACAATCTTAACACCTTGGGGGTACTGAATAGACTGCTTATCATGTTTAGACTTGAAATTAGGATAAGCAGCCCTTTTCTCAAAGAAGTTGATGAATGCTCTGGATAGGTTCAAGCTAACAGACTGAAGAACTTGACTATGAGTCTCCTTCAACCATTCAAATTCTTTCTTCAAGCCAGGTAGTCTAGAATTCATAGCGAATTGACCCAGACCTTTTCCGGTCTCATGATACAACTTTTGAGTTTCAGCAAGACTATTGTTCCAGTACCAACGCGCACAACCAAACGACTTAGCAAGTTTATCGGCTTGCTTAGTATCTGGGTATATACGAATTTTGGTTGCTGTAATCATGTCTCTTATTATGAACTATGTTTATACTAAAGTCAATCGCTTATATCCCCCGCCTGAAGGAAGGGGATTTACGCTATTATTATTTAAAAAAGTCTATATCTTCGTCATCCTCGTCGCTTGACATTTCCACTTGTTTTTGATTCACTTTCTCTTTAGGAACAGACGTCTCTTCCTTTTCATCATCCGTTATTTCATCATCAATTTCTTCATCATTAAATGAATTAGCATCCCCGGCATCTTCGTCCCAGACTAAAGCAAAACGTTTTGCCAGTTCAGCGTACGATTTGAATTTATCCTCGCCGATGAACTCGGTGATATCGTAGGTTTTGTTCAGAATTTCTTCTATCGCATCATCATCTTCAGCAATAGCAGATTCTTTCATGAACTTGGATGATTCATACGTGTATTGGTTGTTCTTCTCGCTTTTGAAGATACGTAAAGAAAAGTTACGGCCCTCGATAGGGTCGAACGGAAAGAACTGTTCGTCTTCTTCAAACTTTGGTTTAATCGCTCCTTTAATGAATTCAAAGATTCCTTTTCCGTATTTGAACAGAAACACTTTCCCTTCGTTATCCGGATTCAGGGGGTCCTTAACAACAAGAATGTTACTGATATAAACAGTCTTTGCACCACGGGACTTTGCGATTGCTTCGTCGTCTTTATTCCCGGTAGCATACAGTTTACGGTTTGCATCATTCACAGGGTCTTCTTTTCCGATGGTACGGAGACTATTCTCGATATACCATTGTCCGGTAGGTCCTTGGAATGCATAGTTAACGACTTTAACCCAGTCCTCTCCAGAGTTAACGTCAGGGAGAAAACGGATTATCGCATTTCCTTTCTCCTGTTTATCACGGGACAGTTTCCAGAAACGTCCATCTGCTTCCCCGTATGCTTTTCCTTCTGTTTCCAGTTTATCCAGAACTTTTTTCATGAGTTCTGATTTGTTCTTACGATACTTATCTAAAAAACTTGACATATTATCTCCTTTGGTTATGTCAACAAAAAAAACTTACTCTTCGGTGTTCTTGGTAACGAACTTCATTACGTTGTATTCCCGTTCCGATACTATTTCAATATCGGGAAACTCTTCCAACTCCTTGATTTTGATCTCGAATTTGCCGTTTTTATATTCTTTCTCATACAAATCCGCATTATGTAAGACTTCCATCAGTTGAATGAACTTTGAATCATCGATGATGATTTTATAGTTATAAGGAAACGAAACTGCTATTTTATTCGACATTATTTTTTTCTCCAAGCATTTTAATTGATTCTAATCGTATATCCCCAATCAGGCTCCCGAACATCAGTGGTTATAAGCCAGATAACTGGATATTCAGGTGGAGTCTTCCTTTTTAAATCAAAATATCCGTCTGTCAGAACGATAACAACAGTCGGTTCTATTCCTTTTTCTTCAATATAATCAAAAATTACGTCTGGGTCGGTCCCTCCTCCGTTTTTTGGTTTGGTAGAGTTCAAGAATCCATCGATGTCCGACATATAAATCTCGTGTCCGACTACTGAACTCCCCCAGTAAATCAAATCAAGCCTTTCTATATCAACAGCGCTCGCTATCCCCGCTACCTCGGACATGGCATTTGTCAATTCTTCTGTTGAAATAGAGCCACTCGTATCAATCGCATTGACTATACAAGAAATGTTTTCAGACGATGGAGATGGCAGAAACAAATCCATCCCCACGAATCTTCGATTTAGTTTTCTGAACGAAGATTCGTCCTTTCCCTGAATAAGATTAAATGCGTATTTTCTCAGTTCTTCGTCCCATGGCACTTTGGCAAATCCAATCTCCCCGAATTCTCTCTCAAACGGATTTCCTCCTTTGGCCTTTGCAATCTTAATCGCGTTTTCAATCTCCTTTCTCATATCATCCGGGAGGTCTTCTAACGGGATGATATGACTATCGTGTCCTCCTATTCCTTCCAGCCTCGCGTCCCCTTTCAGCAAATCATATACCTGTTTGGTATGCATTCCCGCGAATTCGGGATCGTAAAGAGCACATTCTGGTCTAGCGATTACTTCCTTATCAGGGTCCATTTCTGATAAGATGAAATTAATGACATAGTCTGTAGCAAAGTTTGCTCGTTTGTGGTCCTCTTTAAAGAGGGACCTCCAGATATACAGGTGTTTGAATGCCACATGACTTACTTCATGTAGAACGACGAAAGCTAATTCTTTATCAGACAAACTTGTCATGAACTCGGGGTTGTATGATATATGATATCCGTCAGTGGCCGCGGCAGGTATTCTTCTGTCAATGTATGTCTTTCCTAGAAGTAACAGTCCTCTGTGAAAGGAAAATCTGTTCTTGGGGTCCCGCATGATATTGATGCGAACCTTATTCAGACGACGATAATGTTTGTCGAAGTTCTCGTTAAGGTCAGGGGCACTGAGGTCAACTTGTTCTTCATTCTGTTCTTTGATTTCTTCTTTGATTTCTTCGGTCATGTCTCTCTCCATTACGATTAAGAAGAAGCATGATATCAGAGTATCATGCTTCTTTCAACTCATTTTAGATAATATCGATGTTTTCTTTAATCCAGTTCTCGAAGTTCTTGTTTTTTAAGCAAATATCGCGTTTGCTTTCTACTTTAGAAAGACAAACTGCAAACAGAGCTTGGAACTCGACTTCAAAACGTCTCAGATATTTCATTACGTTTTCCAAATTATCATTAGTGATTCTGGCAATCGAAGCATACACAAATACGTACTTAGGCCCAAGAGTTTTGGGAACATTAACTTTATCCGGGGTTTTACATACTTCATCAAAGTTAGGCAATTGGTCCTTGAACTCGATGAACGCTTGCATATCTACGGCTGCCTGTTTCCCAATCGTTCCGGATAAGGCAGACATCAACGACATATCATCAAGCTCACTACGTTTCTTGATGATATCGGATGCTTTCTCTAGGGAACGAGGGGATACATAATGAGTAATCTGCCCCTTTCTCGGATTAAAGATATACGGATTCGATTCTTGTCCTTCGTCCCGATAGTCCGCCAATGCATGGTTGAATTCACGTATCCAAGCAAGAACAGACTCGTCGATTCCGTTGTTGATTCCCCAAGAAATCCATTCGTCCGAGGTCGGGGAACGAACTTCAAGTTCGCTAATCCTGTTCATGGAATGGGCCTTCATGGAATCTCCTAGTCCGCAATCAACTCCGTTTCCGGTAAGGAATATAATCGAGTCTGGATGAATCGGTATATTTCCAAGCCGAGGGTTATTTACTTCCAACATGGGATGGAGCATATTTTTCACGCTTTGGCCCCCCTTTGTGAACTCATCGAGCATCAAAATTACTGGCTTCCCAAGATGAACATTGAAAATCTCGTTTGGGTAATAGCTGGTAACTTTCAGCTCTTTATCAGGCATGGGCATAACTGTATCTCCCAGGTCCAGATTCCCGACGTCAATATATCCTGCTGAATAGGAAGGAAAGCGACGTTTGAGTTCTTCCATGACAGAAGTTTTTCCGATTCCGGGATTTCCTGTCAGCATGAATCTTACGCTTGGCACTGTCGCTATAAGGTTAGCGCACTGGGAAAGATTCAGTCTATTATTCATCAATTCCATTTCAAAATTCTCCGTTAAATCAGTTAAATCAGTTCAATCAAAATCAAAAATATCAGGAATTCTAAAGAAATTATAGGAATCCCGAATGCGTAAATCAGCTTTAAGTATACTACTAAACTTTTAATCATGTCAAATTTTTCTTACAAAAAATATTACGCTTCTTTTGTTCTTGATGAGGATTCGTTTCCTCCCCGAACTGGAAAGAATAATATCAGAATAAACGCTGTCTGTCAAAACTATTTTACCTTTGGATACCGAAATCATATAAGTCCCTGTTTTTAATTAACTATTTCTTGGATACTGAAGTTTTCTATCTTGCGTACGTTGATGTTCCTTTCGAATCTGTCTATCATCTTGTTATTATGTGATATAGCTATCACACTACCTTTCATCGATTCGATGATATCCATGAGGCCGTTACATCCTTCTACGTCCAGACTTGAATCAAAGGTCTCGTCCAGAATCAGCAGATTACATGATGCACGTGACTTTGATTCTGCTATCTCCCGGAACATCAGGAGAATCGCGATATCTATTCTGGCACGTTCTCCCATACTGAAAGATGCATATGAGAAATTATCACGTGCCCTAGATTTTATCGTTTCGTTGAATTCTGAGTCAAGATGGAACGAGACGAATAATCCCAGCTTATCAAGATATCCGTTTATCTTCTGATTCATTAAAGGAATATACCGATTAACTATGGTCTCCTTGATTCCATCGTCCCCCAGCATCTTCTTGATTATATCATATGATTCCTTTTCTTCGGATAATCTGATTAACTTATCTTTTAAGTCTTTGATTTTTAAGTTATATTCCGTTATCGTTTCGGAGTTATCTGTTCTTACTACCCGGGGAGCATTCTTCTTTGTTTCCAGTCTTAATATCTCAGACTTTATAAGAGACACACTACCCTTTATAGAATCATTCTCCCCGGTTAACTTTGATATCTCCCGATTCGTTTTTTTATTACTATCGACCGCGAAATCATGTTTATCGGTCTCTGATGCAATCATGGCGTCCGCCTTTAACAGAATCCCCCGATACTTTTCTGATTCCTCTTTCTTGACATCAATAATCGATTGCTTATGGTCATGCTCGATAGGCTGTGAACAGGTAGGACAGGTTTCCGTGGATTCAAACCAGCTTATAGTATCGTCACAGTCTTTTTTACGATGAACAATGCTTTGCCGTTTTGTTCTTGCCTTGTTCAGAATGGAGGAATCTTCATCCACCAGTTCTTTCTTCAGGGTTTCGATGTTTTCCTTGTTTTCTTCAAACTTATCCCGATACTGTGCGATAATGTCTTTCTTTTCCTGAATCAGCTCATCAAATTCAATCTTGATTTCATCTTCCTTTACCGAATCCTGTTTCTGTAGCAGTTCTATCTTTGTTTCCAGGAGACTAATCTCATTGTCGTGGGTCAGCTTCTCAGAATTCAAGTTTGTCGTTCTTTCCTTCAGGTCTTCTTTCATATAGGAGAATACCTTCAGGTCAAGTACGTCTTCGATAAAGTCGCGCCTGGAAGCAGTTGGAAGCTGCATAAACGGCACGTAATTGGTTGATGATACTATCACTACCTGGGAGAACGTCTTTAATGACATCTGAAGAATATCTTCTTCCAGCATCTTCTGATAGTCTTTGTTGGCACTTGCCTGATCTATCAGTTCGTTATCCTGATAGATTTCAAACACGTTGGGCTTGATTCCGCGACGAACCAGATAGCTCTTTCCTCTTACCGAGAATTCTACTTCTACCAGACAGTCCTTTCTATTTATCGAATTTACTATCTGGCCTTTCGTTATCGCCCGGTGTGGTTTGTTGTACAGGGAGAATGAAAGCGCATCAAGTAGCACACTTTTTCCTGAGCCGGAAAAACCAGTAATACACAACGGTTTATCAGAATCCAGCCTGAGTTCTGTAAACTGATTGCCGTAAGAAAAGAAGTTTTTATACCTTATTACTTTAAATTCAATCACTTAATCGTCCTCGCGTCCTGAAGCATCTCTATCAAAATACCTTCTACCTGTTTCCGTTTCGTATCAGTGATATCTGCTTTTGAAACGTAATCCCGTATTATAGCCTCAGTGTCATCGATTTCAATATTAACATCATGCTCTTCTACCCGTTCGTTATCGTACAGGGTATTATCGACAATCTGGAAAGAAGCAGGCGCTTGTTTTGATATAGCCTCCGTGACGATAGAAAGGTCTTTCTTGCTTATCTCATCAGAAATAATCATCCGGACTATCTTGTTCTCGATATCAACTGATTTGTAATCAAATACGTCAGCCTTAATGAATAACCGGTTTGGGTTATTTACCGGGGTCAGTTCCCCGGTGACAGTATCAAAGACATGAAAGAACTTCGGGTCTCCGTAATCTGCCCAGTTCAGGTCGTACTGTGCTCCCAGGTAATGAATATTATCGATGGTGTTCTTGTGGTGATAATGGCCTGAAAGTGTCGTATCGAATCGTTTGAACAGGGACCGCGACATTCCTTCCTTTGCTTCTGAGTTGATAGAGAATTTGAATCCGGCTATCTCAAAATGTCCCATGCAGATTTTATCAGGGCTGGATGAAAGGAGGTACAGCGAATCTTCTTGATTTTCTTCACATATCCACGGAATCATGGTGATATTCGAGTAATCCCCTTCCCCTATCTGCATTCTGGTTGGAGAATCGATTACTTCTATGTTACCGTACTCACAAAGAACCAGGGAAGGCGAATTAACCTTGATGGTGTTCTTATAGAACGAGTCATGATTTCCGATGATGATGTGGAGTCTGATGTCACGACGACATACCGGGTCAAAGAAGTATTCCTTTGAAGTCCTGATAGATTCGATATTAAGAACTTTCCGGTTATCGAATACGTCTCCAAGATGAATGATATTTTCAATCTGGTGCTCATCGATATACGGAAAGAATACTTCATCAAAGAACTTCTTAATGTGAAGGTCGTGTACCGTTGATGAGTTTGCGGCTCCGAAGTGGGAGTCGTTAAGTAGCGCTATTTTCATCAAGATGTTGCGCGAGATACCCCGTCCTTTAGGTCGGGGAGGGATAGCGCATCGGCGTAAGCCGACCTTGTTCTCGCTTCTCCGTAGTTAATTGCTATCCGATCTAAGTGAATATCCGTAGCCATCGCTACGTTGAATAAGGGTGCAGTATCGATGGCTGATGCCTTGAACTAGCCCCTCTGGGGTTTGAATATTAAAGCTACCTGATGCCCTAACGGCAACGCGTCCTATATACGTGCCGATTTTCTTGCCCTTGGTGACGTCCGCTTTTACCATGTCGCCTGTCTGAAAGCCGTGAATTCGCTTTTGCCTTGTTAAGTAACCGCGAGGAAAGCCAAAGCGAGTGAGACGTGTGCGTTGGTAGCTTCCGCGCCCGGTGGCTTTAATCTCTAATGTTGGTTTTTGCCACTGCTCTACAAAATCCACTTCGCCCACACACGCCGCATCTAAGGCATGTGTCTTTGGGATATCGAGCCGTGAGCGATTGCACTTCGTTAAGCCGCCGGACCCAGTGCGTACAGGTAGTCCTGTTGCCTTAAGCGCGTTAAGCAGTTTCCATCGCGTAGCATTAACGGCAGCGGCATCTCGTAAGGGACGTTTTGTTTGGGCTTGAATTTTAGCTAAGCGCTTGGGATCTTTGGCCAAGAAAAGGGCGATGTCTTGCGCGGCTTTCTTTAGGTTGCAGGGTGCACACGCGAGCGCTAAGTTGCTGACGCGGTTCGAGCCGCCACGCGCTTTGGGGTGTATGTGGTCGATTTGCAGCGGCACAGTTGACGCATCACAATAAGCGCACTGTCGTTGCCACTTTTCCAATAAATACTCTCGCACATCATAGCCCGCTAATTCGCCTTGCTGGTATTCCACGCCCGATATTTCCGGGTTTTCAAGCTGCTGCATATCAAAGCGAACGAGCTCCTGCGTAAGACGCGTCGCGGGCGCAACGTTCCGTATTCGCGCAACCCACGATAGAGTGGTATCGATTCGATGCTGCAAACTCGGCGCTAACCACCCATTGCCCTTGTTTTTCCGATTAAGGAAGCGGGGTGTTCGGTACCGTAAATTAGATCTACGGCGGCGACGCATTTGGCTTCTCGCTGTTAACGCTTTACTGATTTGAAACCCACGATGTATCAACTCAAACAGGTTTAGTACATGCGCTGTCGTCGTTACCTCGCCCGTTTCCGTGTTAACAGATTCGCTTTTACGTACCAAAGCCAGCCCTGACGTTTTACTGCCGGGGTCGATTTTAAGCTCCATCGGTTGCAACGCACTCTCGGCCGCTCGTCGGTCTACGACTCGAATCGTAAACGGGATAAGGCGATGCACCCTCGCTCGCCCACGCGCCAACAATAATCGGGCTCGTTTCTCTGAGCACGGCATCAGCGGCTTTTGGTACTGGTCTAAAACAAAAACAGCCATGGCTATTTTCTCCTAAATAATGCCCGTAAGGGCCTGGTGACGGAGGCTTGCGCCTCGCTCCCCTCGACAAGGTTGTAACGCAGCGTTGACTCAGAAGAGTCTGCGATAGCCCGTTTCGTGCCTACCCTAGGCGTGTCTGCTGCTATCGCTTACAGAGCGTGGGACTGAGGAAGCATCCCACGGTGCGTCTTGAACTTCGTTACAACGTAGCGCCCTAACAGCGCTGAGTCTGGTCAATCTAGGCAAGCACAGAACGAATCTGGCATGCCTCGCCCTTTAGGACGGGGTTATTGACTTTATATCAATATCTTCAATATTCAATTCGAGTTTGAGATTACGTTCGCAGAACTTATGGAACGCGAGGCTTCCCCATTGTCCTTGGGGGGCTTTTCCGGTTCTTTCTATTTCAGCTTTTTTATAGTTTTCGAGAAGTTCGTTGAATTCTTGTTTTGATATTGTGCGTTTGCTCATGTTCCCTCCGTTAATTTATGGACACATTATAACGAAGGGAAACAATAAAAGCAAGAGTTTTATTCAGTAGTAAATCGGGCAGCAGATTTGCCTGTTCTCCCGGATTTCAAAGGAGAATCGGTTCTTGGCTTCACTTCTGTCTGAAACGGTGACTCCGGACTGTTGAATTTTAACTTACCAACATCCTCTCTTTTACCGAGTCCAGGATACCCAGTCTCATTAGTTCCTATCAAGTGTCCGTTGTTTTCTTTTGGATTGTAATGAAAAACGCTGTCTTGCCCATAATGCTTTCCAAGTTCATTTATGTCGTTGCGCAAGTTACTACCGTGCTCGTCACCTACTCCTTTCGCATGCACTATGATGGATTTCTCTTTGCCGCCCTCCCAGTGCCCTTCTGTCTCCCTGTGTGGATATCCCAATGAATTAATCTTACTTTTTAACTCTTTATGTCTCTTGGAATTCTCTTGGTCGGATAGGCCGGCTCTTTCCGCGGACATTATAGAAAAATGTCTTCCTTTCTCGTTGTTGGCGACCAATCGACCAAGAAAATTGCCTTCCAGCAATGATACGAACTGTTTATAGCTTTGCATGTTTCCTCCTATTGTAGAGCCAGCGTGAATTCTTTTAAGAACTGTTCGATAAACTGGGGCTTGAGAATTCTGATACTTCTTCTATTCTCATTCAGTCTTAACTCATGAATCCAGTTGGTTATCGGAATAACTCCGGCTTGAATGTCTGTTTCGCGGATGATAGCGTCAATTTCCTTCCCGACTACTCTAAAACTATCTCCGTGTTTGAAGCCACCTCTGGATATAATAATTCTCAGTCCGTCAGGAGATATCTTATTAATCACCACCGCATCCCCGAGTTCATCGTTATTCTGAATCACGTCCCCGACAGATATAACCGATAACGGAAGATGGTCAGAGTAAATAATCATTCTTCCGTTGACTTCTTCTCCATCCTCGTTTTCGTAATGATGGTGCCCGTCTCTGTCATGATACTTAGAATCAACATATCTGACCAGCTCACGATAATTCATTGGCCATTCAAATCTTGAATCGAGAATCTCGTTGGTCATGAGGATAACCCAGTATAGCTCAGGGTCGTTATAATAGATATCAGCAACTACCCACGGCGGGGAGCCGTCGTCAACATCAACGTCTTCGAAGTTGGTAAGATTGGTCAAGGAATCATTCGAAATGATAACTCGTCTGGTAACGTCTCTGATAACATGAACAGTTTTCTTGTTATCGTTGGTATACAGAGTTAATGGGAATCGAGAGAAATACTGGTTATCGCTCATCTACTACCTATTGAACGGTGAAGGACCTGATTAAACGCATTATATACTTCATTGCTATATCCGTGGTCCCGAGAAACCACATGTTCTTTATCGTCGTGCCTAAATACTCCCATGTTCTTTATATCACGATAGTCTCCGGGAGGAATATTATGTGTGCGTTGATGGGTAAGGAAGTTCTGAACCAGGGGATGCGTCTCGACATAGTCAAGATGCTTTTCTTCCTCATCCGAACCTTCCCAGTACTTTCCGCGTTTTCTTTCGTGGTCTCGGTCAAGAACTCCCATGAAATCCTTGTGTTCTATTCCTTCAGGATGAGATTCGGTTCTGGTTAACTTCTTGAATTGCTTATCATTAATTGTATCCGCGTGTCCGACATGTGCCCATTCGTGCCCAGAATGGTCGTAATCGATTAAAGGCGGAAATATTCCTTCTGGATTATGATGATAGATTCCTTTATCGTCTTTGGTCAGAACCCTGAAATGTTCGTTTACGTTATCGTTCGCGTTTTCGTGGAAATTCTGAAGATGTCCTAGCGAAGGCTGCTTAAATCGTTCAGAATCTAAGTGCTTATCTAAATCATTCCGAATTGCTATCTTTATGCCTGTTTTAATCTTGGTCTGTTTCCCGTCTATATTAACCGGAAGCTCGTCTTTATGTCTCAGATATGCCCTCGATGAGCCTTTCGGCATATTGCCCTCGATTCCGGTTTCTTCTCCGGCCTCGTGTAGTTGTCTAATTTTCTTGGATATCTTACCCTGTTTCGACATTTCTTTTAAGGTAGTCGGTGCCTTGACCAGTTTTTGGAGTTCTGGATGAAGTTCTTCTTCTAGATAATGATAATCCTTGAACGTTAACATATCAATAACCTCGTTTATCCGAACCTGCCCTTTTTCTAGAGTCGGCATACGCTCTCATAACATCGTTACCAAATCCATGGTCCCTCGCCACAATGTGTTCTTTATTTCCGACTTTAAAGGCTCCCATGTTCCTGATGTTATAATCATGGGGAGACGCACTGTAAGTATTTTGGTGGTCAAGAAAACTCTGAGTCAAAGGATGATTCTCCGCATGGTCTAATTTCTTTTCATTTTCCGGAGTATCTGGGTGATATTTTCCATGTATATTATCCCAAGAACGGATTAAAGCACCCAGAAAATGCTTGTGCTCAATTCCATTGGGGTAGTCCTCGTTCTTTGTTAACTCTTTGAATTTTTTGTTGTTTATGTTTTCGGCGTGTCCGATATGAGACCATTCGTCATTGACATAGTCATGGTCGAATTTAGGTGGAAATATTCCCGACGGATTATGAGAATATGACCCATCATCGTTCTCGGTCAATATTCTATATTCTCTATCCACGAAGCTATCATTATTTTCATGGTTATTATGCATATGCCCATGGGAAGCATGTCCCCACTTTTCTCGGTCAAAGTGTTTATCCAAGGGGTGACGAATCGCTATCTTTGTTCCTGTCTTGACGTGATAGATCTTTCCGTCAACGTTAATCGGCAGTTCTTCTTTATGTTGAATATAAGCACGAGAAGAGCCTTTTGGCATATTACCTTCAATGCCGGTCTCCTCACCTCGCAACGACAACTCCCGAATCTTCTTTGAGATTCTGGCCTGTTTTGGTGTCCCGTGTAGAGTAGACGGAGCCTGAACGATTTTCTGAAGTTCAGGATGAAGTTCTTCTGTAAATAACGAGAATTCTGAAAAGGAAATAGGCATGGCGATTTTGGAATAAATAAGAGTATACCTTCTATTTATAATCTATGAACGAATTTGATTTAGCGCTAAGAAACATAATAACCCAGATTGGACTCAACATCCAAGGAGATAAGGGCAACTTATTTATCCGACGGGTAACCAACGATATTAACGCCCAGGTTCTGAACATGGTGAACTATCAATCATCACTTCAGATTAATACGATTCCGGGCGTTTTGATAGGAATTAACAATCCTGTTGATTTGTTAACCAGAAATTATGGTCCGCAGGATATCAAATCCAATCTTCAAGGAATAATCAGCGCCAATATCTATTCTGATATCGAGAAGTCCATCATAAATTCGATGTCGATTCATATCAATGATATCTTTGGACCTTCTTCTCGGATATCAATCAATTTCCAGTCATCAATATCCGCGATAACTGTTCTTCTGGGGGGAGTAATTCATTTCCTGATTGATGCCGCCCTCGATAACTATACCCGAGACATCTTTTCAGGAAATAATGCACCGCAACAGATAATCTCGAACATATCCAGTCAGTTCTCAACGTTTGGTTCTGGTGCCTTGGGTAATATCAGCTTCGAGAACTCAAAGAATCTGGCTAATAAGTATATCGGAATAGCAAATCAATTTGATTCTAATAATGAAGATAATCTGGATAAGATAGTAAAGGCAGAACAAGGCTTCCGGGATCCAGAATCAAAATATCCCAGTTCTGAATACGCAGAAGACGTCGATACGAATAAGCTTGCGCAGGGCGATGTCGAGAACACGATTGTAATCGATAAGAATAAAGACAGAGTGGTCGGGGCAAAGTTACCGGGAGGTGATTCGTTCGAGCAGCCTGAATCTCCGTATAATGCACAGTATCCTCATAATAAAGTGATTCAGACAGAATCTGGTCATGTGATAGAAATGGACGATACTCCGGGAGCAGAGAGACTTCATATTTATCATAAATCCGGAACCTTCATCGAAATCGATTCCTTGGGCTCCATGGTAAAAAGGACCAAAGGTTCTGATTATACTTTAATCGATTGCAACGGGAAGATATCTATCCAAGGAAAGGCGGATATCTCTGTCAACGGAGCCTGTAATATCTACGTAGGGAACGATGCGAACATAGAAGTAGAAGGTGATACTAATCTGACCTGTCATAACGATATTAACGCGAATGCCGGAGGCAAATTCAATATGACCGCCAAGGAAGAAATCAATCTAGTATCTACTGCGATTAATGTCCAAGCATCCGAAGCCTTAAACGTGAAGTGTAAAGCATATAACATCTATTCTGAGAATATCAATATCAAGGCAGATAATGAACTGAATCAACAAAGCGTCAGGTTGAATATTCGTAACGAAGAAATCCGAATCGAATCAGAGGAAAATATTCATTTGAAGTCAGGCAATAACGTCTATATCAATCCTGAAAAAGACCTCCATTTAAGGATGGATGGTGATTATTTCTTGGACGCCGACAATTACCGAACCGATGATGATCTATCGCGTTACGCTTCCGGGAGCAAAGATTCGGCAACCGCAACAGACGCAAACGCCGGAACCTTGGAAGGAAGGAAACACTTCATTCCGGTAGATATCAATGACCCAGTTCCTACGACGTTCAAAGATAACTATTCTCTTTTGCTGGAAGAACCTGATTATCAAGATAGCGAATACAACAACGTCCAGAATCTTCTTATCAAGACTGGTCTAATCAGTACTGATGAATTAGTAAACACTCCGGAACCATTGGAATCATTCCAAGGAACTTCGCAACAAGTAATAGATGTCGAAGGGGATCAAGAACTGATTTCAAAGACGTCCTTGCCGTATAACTATCAGCTATCTCCTCACTTCACCCTTGATATGCTTAGCACGAATGCAGCCGTGAGTAAATACCGAATCGAAAGTAAGGAGCTGACGTTTGGCCAGATTGTTCATAACCTCCAGAAAGTAGCCCTGAATATTCTAGAGCCTGTCTATGGAATCAATCCGAAACTTATCGTGACGTCCGGATATCGTTCTCGAGAAAAATCGTCCAAGACAAGTCAGCACCCTCTGGGTATGGCCGTGGATATTCAGTTCGCGGGAATGCCGAAGTCAGAATACTATACGTTTGCAAAGGAACTGATTCGGGTTCTGAACTATGATCAGTTTATTCTTGAGTACTCTTCCTATGCGAATAATCCGTGGATCCATATTTCATATTCCGGAAATAATAATAGAAAACAAGTACTTACCTTCTATAACCATCGTAAAAAGGGAGACGGACTTGTCCGTATGATTTAATGGAGATATTAAAGAAGAAGAGGGAAACGCGGATATATTCTGACTTTGATATCCGATTCGGAATTCATCCGTTTAGTAGAGACGTGGCCCTCAAGACAAACGATGCTTCCATAAAACAAAGTCTTAAAAATCTTATACTTACTCGGAATTACGAAAGGCCGTTCCATCCGGAAATAGGATGTCAGATAAATTCGCTTCTGTTTGAGCCATATAACGATATTACCGGGAATGTTATCAGGAAGACGATATTTTCGGTAGTCGAGAAATTCGAGCCCAGAATTATTCTGAATGACGTAACCGTAGAAGAACAGGATAATGATTCAAACGAAATTCTAATCACCTTAAATTACACTATAAAAAACAATGAGTTACCTTATGTATACGCAATCTCCGTCAAGAGGGTAAGATAATGGCCTTACTAGAAGATAACAGAACCAGCGTATCCCTTTCTGAAGCTAACCGGAAACGAAGATATTCACTTGATATCTGTAGGTATCCTCAAGAACTCAGCTCAGAAGAAATCAAACACTATCTTGAAATACAGATTAACGTCCGAGGAAGGTCGAAGTTCGACAAGAACAAAAGGATTTTTCAGGTCAACAAACCAGTTGACGGAGCAAATCTCAGTAACGACGAATTATCACAGGCCGCTATTATCGGAGCAACCGCTGATTCTTCTATCGTGGCAAAGAACGTAGCTAAATGGGTCACTGGCTTGTTTGGTAAGACGGGAGGAGTGGCAGGGAAGACAAGGGATGTAGTTTCCTCCATCGTAGGTGCAGGAGTAGGATATAACACTATAAAAACGAATGAGCTTCTGAAACCCGATACCAAACACAGAATATCCGACGTAATCAATCTTTACATCTCCGAGCCTCCTTCAGTCAAGTATTCGACCAACTGGGCAAATAAAGACCTTGGAAGTCTGGCAGGAATAATTTCCGGCTCGGCTTTCGGCAACGGAATAATGAACGGGGCTCCGGAAGCAATGGCTGCGATGGGTGTTAATACAGCAAGATTACCGAGTGTATTCGGAGCGATTGACGTGAAGGATATCCTAACTGCGTCATCAGGAAATGCCTTGAATCCGTTCAAGGAATGTATTTTTGAAAGCGTAGATTTCAGGTCATTCGCGTTCACCTACAGATTCATGCCAAGGAACCCGAGAGAATCGGAAGAAGTCAAGAAAATCATAAAGTTACTCAAGTTTCATATGCACCCGGAACTATCAGAAGGAAGACTGTTTTTCATCTATCCATCTGAGTTCCAGTTGACTTATTACTTCAACGGAAAAGAGAACGATTCTCTATTTAAGTTTGCGCCGTGTATTTTGAGTAACTTGGATATATCTTATGGCGAAGGCCAGTTCTCGTCGTTCGATGATGGTTATCCCGCAGAGATTATCCTGAAGCTCACGTTCAGAGAAACCGAGATTAACACGAAAGAATCGATAGAGAGGGGAAGGTAATGGCTAATAGTTTATTTAGCTGGGGACTCAATAATCTAGGTCAGCTTGGAGACGGAACAAACACACCCAGGTCAAGTCCTATTCAGGTTCCGGGATCCTGGATAAGTATATCCGGAGGAGGTACTCATTCCTTAGGCATCAAGTCAGATAATACTTTATGGGCTTGGGGAAATAACGGAAATGGTCGGCTTGGAGACAAAACAACCACATGCAAGCCAAGTCCGGTTCAGGTTCCTGGAACATGGATAGGAATATCCGGAGGAGGTGCTC